AACACCTGTGTTTCTTCTAATCCCCAGTTAACAAGTACTTGGTTGTTTGGTAGTTCTCTACTCTTAGGTATCACTGAGGTAACCTTTGCAGGGTTACGTAGTGTAAGCAGTAACGCCTTGTTATCTACTATCTTCATTTGTTTCTCCGATGCCGAATAGCATGAAGTGGGTGTCCACGTCACGCGAAAAAGTTAATGGCCTTGCTTCGTTCACAGATAAGGCTAGGTCTGAACATGGGTTAACATAACAAACCCTGAACTACCTTGATTTTATACCGTTTGAATAAAGCCAAAAGGGGGCTACGGTATTATTTAAAGACGCATCAGGGTAAGCGTCTACACCATCATTTCTTTTTCTTGTAGTTCCTACTACGGTTAGCAGAGCGATTCTCTACCGTCACTCCGTCTTTGTTACTACCACCTTTACTTAATGCTTTCTTATGGCTAACGTCTTTACCCTCACGCTTGTCGGCTTTGCCGTTCTTGTTAGCGTCTTTACCTTCCTTATCCATCTTACGTCTAGCACGTTGCCTTTCCATACGCCTTTCATGTTCTTTACTACCAACAGGGGCGTTCTTTTGTTTCTTGCGATCTGCTTTATTTTTGTACGGCATTAGTTTCTCCCATTGTGCACACACTCTGTCACTATGCAGTGACGTTTACATAGCCCACTCTGGTGTGCGTTCCACACGTTATTCTTGAAGGCTTGCTCCATACGGCTGTAGTCTGCTAACCATTTAGTCCATAGCTTAGACTCATCTTCTCTGCTGTAACTATTTTTTACTAACTCGTTACATACTACAAACACTAGGCCACCCCTGACGTACTCTACTTCGGGCATATGTTTGAACACTGCTAAGGCCATTAACTCTAGCTGACCTTTATCAGCGTACCTAGTATTCTTACTTGTCTTATAGTCTACTACATAAGCTGTTTTGGTGCGTTTGTTTAGTATTATTAAGTCTGCTATACCTCTCCACCACACAGCATCATCAAAGAATCCACAAGGCTCAAGGTTCTCAGTAAGACCCATCTTCATCTCGCATATCTTATCTCCCTCCTTGGTGTTGAGTACATCCAACACATCTTTGCAGTACCCATACTTCTCAGGTAGTGGAGTCCCATCTCTTATATATTCTTCTGCGGCTAAGTGTACAGCAGTCCCATACAACATAGCCTCTGTCTCAGGTTCCTTGTAGTCCTTTGACACCTTTAGGTGATAGAACTTCTTAGGACACTGCTCGAATGATTTGATCTTTGAGAACGACCACGGTGCAATACTCAATGTACTGTACCTTTAGTTATCATGTCGGACATAACTATTAATTCTTCTATTAATGTATGTAGCTCGTCAGGGTTTAACGCTATGCAATCTTTATGCTCGTAAGACCCCTCTACTTCACACTGCTCTATAAGTACTATGGGCTTACCTTTACCGTCTTCGCCTAGCACAACACATAAGTAGTCACCTATAGTCTCAGTGGTAGCCTCTTTCTTGTCACGCTTAAACTTGTTCATGTCTGTTACCTTACCCATTATCCGGCTGCCTCTCCGTAAGATTTACCATTGTCTGACTCACACGTAATAGGTAAGCCCTCTGCCCACGATGGGGTGGTACTCATGCAACCCTCAACAAAGGCGGTCGCTTCTTTCAATTCATTCTCAGGTACACAGCATACTACAGAATCGTGTACAGTCAGTGCTACCTTATACTTCTTAGCAATCGCTAACATCTGGTCACCAATTATACACCTAGCTATCGCTTGGCATACGTTCTCCGTAACCTTACCACCGTATATCCTAGTGCGTCCACGCCTAGTCTTGTAGCTAAACTCTGGGCCACGCACACCCTGCTCATACCCTAAGTCGTCATAACGCATGACTAGCCCTGAGGGTAATAGTATTCCCATACCCGACTGCGTTTCGACAGAGCGAACGATTCCATTCGGGCCTAGGCTCACAGCAGTACCGCGAGACATCTCAACTAACATGTTCTGACAGTCACGCCATAAGGTGTTAATCTTCCAGTTAGCATCTCGGTATATACTGACTACCCTACGTGCTTCTTCGGCTTCCATAAAGGTACCGAATGATAGTAGTTGTTCAGCAAACCTAATCGCGCCCATGCCATACCCACAACCTAGGATGGTAGTCTTACCTACAAACCGTTGTGCCTTGGTAACTTGTTCTTCGGGTATACCGTATATGACAGCGGCCATTTTTATGTAAACGTCTTCACCGTTGGCGAATGCTGATACCAGATCCTCTTGCCCTGCAAGCCATGCTAGTACACGCGCTTCAATCTGAGAGGAGTCACAGTCAATCATCACGTAGCCTTCGGGGGCAAGCATACTGTTCTTTAACTTCTTACCATTCACACCACGGCTAGGTAAGTTCTGAATGTTAATCTTATCATCACCTCCCCACCTACCTGTATGCGCGGCATAGTACCTAATGGGTACGGGCATAAGCCCACGCTTGGCTATACCTATAAACCTCTCAGTGCGTGACTCTTCTAGCGTACTCTTAGTACCTAGGCGTGACATCACTAACGCTTGTACACGCACATCTTTATGATCGGCTAACGCCTTAAATCCTTCATCAGTCTTAGAGAACGCGTAGGTCTGCTTACCTGTAGTAAGGCTTAACTTCATAGGGGGATTTACACCCAAGTCCCTTAGTATGTCTGCAAACTTGGGGTTACTCATAAGGTCTTTCTTTGTCACACCTGACGCTGTTATAAGGTCTTCCTTTATCTGCTTGGTATCTTCTAGGTGGTGCTCTAGTAATCCTAAGTCTAACTCTATGATAGGCTCTATGAACATACGCAATGTGCAGTCTATTAAACGTAGTTCTCCCTTCGGAAACCCCTTACCCATACGGTTAAACAACTTATAGGTTAACTCCACATCGTTAACGCAGTAGTCACCATACTTATCCAGTGCTTCGTCTGTAAAATCTAATCGCTTCTTACCTACGGCATCAAGTACTTCAGTACCTTTCTCTCCAAGGTTATACCGTTGTGTTAACGCGTGTAGGCTTCCTCCAACCTCAACACCGTGTAATGCACGAGCAATACAAAGAGTATCGGTATAGATACGAGGATGAACATCGAAATGCCAATTAAGAATAGCACCATCAAACATAGTGTTGTGAGCAAGTAATATACTATTTGCCCAATCAAAAGTTTGTAAGTACTCCTTGAGTTCTTCATGTGTACCACTAGCCCACTCCGTACTTCCATTGTTAACCTTTACGCTTACACCGATCACCTCAAAGCGAGGGTCACGGATGTAGGCTTCTGTTGTAATCTTGCGCAGTGAATAGTCTTTGTCATAATACGTTTCAAAGTCTACGGTTATGAGATCCATTTACTTATCCTGTGAATGCAGGAAAGCTATCTTTATGTCTTCATCCTTACGCAGTGCGTGGTACTCAAGCTGTACCTTGGCGGAGTTAATCATCTTCCCTGCTAGGTTAGCAAGTTCTGAAGCGGCCTTCACTTCTATCCCCCCTGTACGTAGGTCATCAAATACTTCCGATAAGTTTGCTCGTAGTTCGTTTACAGTCTTCATATCATTTTCCCTATTTGTCGTCGTAGTTTAAGTTGCTCTCGTTTTGCTTCTATAAGTTCTTTGGGTATATCCCTTGCTCTGAGTACACTTGATTTGCGGCGCAGACTCTGAGCAACATACCCCTCTGATAGGTTGTCTCTCTGAGTCTCTTTACGGTGTTTACTTATAGCATCGCAGTTTTCCACATAGTAGGCTCTTCGGAGCATCCTGTGTTTTTCTGGGTCTTTCTCCCTGTTACGTTTCTGGCGTTGCGCTATTGCCTCCTTATTATTAGCATGGTAAGCCGCAATCCCCATTAACTCTGTTTCCCTGTGCCTCGCGTAACTTTCTCTACGCTCTTGTTTAACCTTTTCTGGGTCAGCTAACCGCATAGCCGCCCTATCGACGATGCGTTTTTTGTTACGCTTCTCCCGTTGTTCAGGATGGTCAGCCAAGTACTTCTTAGCGTATTGGCTTTTATGCTCCCGTTGTTCAGGTGTACGGTTTGCCAAGACATCTCTACGTTTTTGTGCGGCTTTCTCAACCTGTTCAGGTGTACGGTTTGCGATCCACTGCCTCGCAGTTCGGTTTTTAGCCTCCTTTTGTTCAGGGGTACGAGGGGGACGGTTTACTTGATACTCCCTACTCCGTTGCCTTTCAGCCTCAACCTGTTCAGGGGTGCGGTTTGCTTTCCGCTCTCTTTCTCGTTGATTTATAACCTCCCTATGTTCAGGGGTACTACGGTTTGCTCTCCTCTCCCTACGCTTTTGTAAGTCCTTCTCCTCCTGTTCAGGTGTAAGAGGGGGACGGTTTGCACGGTACTCTTTCATCCATTGCCTTCGAGCCTCAACCTGTTCAGGGGTACGGTTTGCTTTCCGCTCTCTCACTTGTCGATTTATAACCTCCTTCTGTTTAGGTGTCTTGGGTCTACGGGGATGCTTTGCATGGTACTCTTTAGCATACTGCCTTTCAGCCTCAACCTGTTCAGGGGGACGGCTCTCTCTACGCTTTTTGCCATACTGTTTTACAGCCTCTCGTTGTTCAGGTGTAAGAGGGGAACGGTTCTCTCTACGTTGTCGTAGCGCCTTCTCACGCTGTTCAGGTGTAAGGTTTGCTCTCAGCTCTCTTACTCGTCGCCTATCAGCCTCCTTCTTTTCAGGGGTAAGATTAGCGCGATACTTTTTCAGGTATTCCCTCCTATCTCCGTATGGCATACATTACCCCTCCACACTTGCTATTAACTTGTTTAAGTACCATTGCGCTTTCTTTAAGTCCTCTAACGACTTATGCTTACGCTCGTATCTCCAAAGGTATTTCAATGCCGCACCTTTGCAGTAACCCTTGAATGCTTCTGCACTCATGGATGCTTCTATACCGTCAATGCATTCGATGCTACCTGACGTGTAGTGGTTTGGTGAGTTCACCATATCTTCTTGCTCTATAACTATACTCTGTATGTCTTTAGCCATTTTTACGTACTCATGTCTTTCATCGTCTTTAGGTAAGCCTTGCGATACCCTATCCCAATCCTCACATGTCAAGTCAGTGATCTGTCTGCCACGTCTCTGCCACTTTTCCATTACAGTCTCCGAGTAATTCTTCTATGTCATGCATGTTGAGTTCGTTAACGACTGCGGCGACACCACCTGCTAGTGCTATGTCTGATAAGTTCTTCTCCTGTAATGCTGTTGGGGTGTTCTTGCCCGCCTTGCATTCGATACCAAAGAACTTACCTTTATAACATCCAACTATGTCAGGTACTCCGCTCTTACCGTATCCCCCTGTAGCAGGGAAAAAGTAGTAACACCCTAACGTCTTTAACTGCTCAACTATCTTCTTCTTTACTTTCCCTTCGGGGGTCATCGCCATTGGTCTCTCCTTTGGATACCAGTTCCTGTTTATGCTTTATAAACTCACGTTGCTTATCGCCAACTATTAGCATGGCTCCTCGTATTAACACACCAAGGACTCCCAATATAATAATACCTATAATAAGTTCAAGCATATTGCTCTCCTTACTTAACTACCCAGAAAGTGTGTTCGTCTATACGTCTACCTATACCCTCTACTTCTACTGTGGGTGGTGTGGGGTCACACAACATTAGCACCGCTAACTTATCTTCCAACCATTTCGGTAGCGGTTCGCTAAGATCATATAACCCTTCCGCTTCCGCGTCAACACAATTCATGCCTATACATGT